AAGGTGTTCTATCAGTCCAAGTAGTAATGCCATCATTCCGCCAGTATCCTTGTAGGTCATCAGAATTATCATAGTTACCAGAATCAGATGTTGGTAGTAAAGGTGTACCTGAACCATATAGAGCAGTTACTGCATCGGAATCAAGAGTAATATCGTAAAGTGATACTTCATTAATAACCCCTTTAAAAAAAGTATTTGGTCCACTTGGATTTTGTGCCCCGATGGTCAATTTTGGGTCAGCATCAGCATTTGCACTTGCACCAGAAGTAGCACTATGATTTAAACTTCCATTAAAATATACTTTAAGCGATGTGCCATCTCTTGTCAAAACAATATGACTCCATTTTCTAACTGGAACAATGGCGGAGGTGGTGTCGAAACTTGATGTATTATCGTTAAAATGAATATGAGCATCTGTTGAATCGTGAGGTGCTTTTAACCACATACCCCAACTTCTCTTTCCTGCTGAAGAATCCCATTGATTTATTATGGAATGGTAATCGTCACCTGAAGAATCGTGATGAGTTGGATAAAGCCAAACAGAAATACTCATATTTGTTGCATTTTGAAACATATTAGTAGTTACACAATCTACATAGTCATCACTCCCATCAAACACCATCGGAGTATTAGAGCGTACTAAACTGGATTGGTAGCCATCTTTTTCACCAGTTGCCCAAGATGCTCCATTAATAGTTCCGTGATTCTGATTGCCACTACCATCGTAGATATAACTACCAGCACCTTCTTGCATTGGTAGGTCTAACTTTAGATTAGATGCAGATACTCCAGTAGGCAATACTATTTCTGGATTAGTGTATAGTTCCTGTACTTGTGCTTGGGTTAATTCTGCACTAAACATTTTTAATGATGCCATCTTACCATTGGCGTATGGAGCATTGCTATATCTGCCAATTTGAATATCATCTGTTTTATTAGCCATTGAGTCATAACTACCTCCATCAGCATTGGTCAAACTTTGAGAAACTCCATTTATGTATATTTTTTTCCCTGCTGATGCACTTGTTCCACCAGCCCCATTGTATGTTCCACAAACATGAATCCATTGCCCTTCGTAAGCAGTAATAGCATCCGTTCTAACGCTACTATACCCTGTACTACCTCCTGCTTCATCGTAGTGGTCAAAAAATAAATAATCGGAAGCACTTACATGAAAATTGTATTCACCAGTGTGATATGTCCCTTTATTTATAATTACAAATTCTGAAGCATCATCCATATATATCCAGGCTGATATAGATTGAGGACTATCATCGTTTCCATCCCCAAAAGACAACTCACTACTATCTGGGACAACTACAAGGTCATTACTACCATCAAAATCCAATGCCCTTCCAGAGTACACCTCGCCAAAGTTCAATGGATCTACTACTCCGTGAGGTGATGATGTGTAGCCTGTGGTTGTGGTTGCTCCATTGTTTGTTTCAGAAGCATATACTATTCCAGCATTTCCAGATACTTTTTTAACTGAAACATTATCCCATACTGAACTTGAACCAGCACCTTGCGATTCTTGAATTGTAATCCATGTAGTAGTTGCTGTTGCTACGAATGATAATGCATTTGTTGCACCAATGGTCACATAGTTATAACCAGAAGTTCTAACTTGAGCACCATTTTGAGATGTTCCAGCAAGTAATTTTATCCAAGCATCACCAGATGAAGAAACTAAATCAACAGTAAATTGATAAGTTGCACCTACTTCAGTTGTAAAGTCTTGTGATGCATAAAGAGTAGATGATGAACCCCCTTGCAACATTTTTAATTGATTACTTACAAGAGATATACTCCCTCCACCTCCACCAAGTGTCAAATCCCATTCAGAGCCAAGTGCTGAACTAAAATCTCCATTGACTATTAATTCATCACCTAATGTAGCATTTGTTTCATCGTAAACTACATCAGAACCAGTTTGAACTCTTGCACCCATATCATACCAAGACACCAGATTGGTCTTTAGGTCTGATGACAAACCAGAGTACTTCTCGGTAAACATCAATTTTTGGACTTGTTGTTGGGTTAATGCTGATGAGTGGATAGAAAAATTTGCCATTTTTCCATCAAAACAAGCAATACCATCTGATCTATTTCCTATGTATAGATCATTACTCGCATCAGAAGTTTGAGTTGATGCTGGTGTTGTGCTTTCAGTAAGTGCTTGAGAAGAACCATTTACATAAATCGTAGGATTATTTGATGTGCTTGAACCATTATATACTAATGCAATATGAGTCCACTCGCCATTTGGAACACAAGTATTTGTAGTTATCCAATCTCCATCATCTCCAGATGTCACAGATAAAAATCGTACATCCGAAAGACCAGCAGATTCACCTGTTAAGCAAAGAAACCAATTTGCTTTATCTGCAATTCTTCCAACGCTATTTTCTCCATCAGAGTTAGCATAAACCCATGTGCTTAATGTACCGCCACTTGCAAAAATATTTTGAATGGTTGAATCATCAGAAATCTGTATATGGTCATCCGAGCCATCAAACGAAGTAGAACCATCGGCTAATTGAACTGCCATCTTGGGTGTTGCTATATCTTGAATCCTCGGTTTGAATGGTGATTCTCCAGAGTAGGAATCAGAGTTTAATGTAGCACCATTATTCGTTCCATCGTTTGAGCCTTGCTTATCTAATACATCTCCTTGTAAATCATACCAAGATACAAGGTTGGTCAGTTCTGTATCTTTCAATTCGGAATGGCTACCTCGCCATTGGATAGATTCGATTTCTGATGCGGATAGGGCTCTTGACCAGATACCGACATTTGAGAGCAAACCATTGTAAAAATTTTCAGCACCATTTGTTCCATGATTCCTCGCTCCTAAAATAAAATTAGTTGTTGTGGTGAAATCTGAAAAAGTAATTCCAGATGTATTTCCGCTATCAATAGAAACCTCTGCACCATTTATATATAATTTAATACCACCAGCACCGCCAATAGAACTATCAGCAACCGCAACAATGTTTTTCCATTCTGCACTACCATCAGAAAATATAGCCGATGATGTTGTTGAACTACGCTCATCGCCATCTGATTTATAACGAAAGTTTATTGCACCATTTGTATCGAGTTGGAGATGGATTCTATCAGCACCATCACCATAAATACCATAAATATTTGAATACGATGAAGGTTGCCCATCATTTGGTTTAACCCAAGCAGAAATAGTAAACGAATCTCTGAAGGTAGATTGAAATGTACTTCCTGTATCTATGTAATCATTAGAACCATCAAAGGATGTACTACCATCTAATAGGAAGTCTGGAGTAGTATCGTAAAAACGAAAATATGCCTTTAAGCTATCTTTAACATAGCTAAATACCTTTGCCGTTTGTCTGGCAAATGATAAACCTAGTCCTAGCACGTTACTATCCTAAGTAAGCTATACAAAGACCAGCGTTTACTGTGATTGCACTCCAATTTCCATATATGGTCACACCAGCAGGAAATACATCTGTATTAACTACAGAGTTTCCGTAAGTAGATGTACCAGTGCCAGTGATCTTGGCATTGGATTGAGTAAGTGTTGTGAATGTAGTATCTTCAAGCATTGTGATAGCAACCACAACATCTGTTCCTAGGCTTGTTGCTGATTCACCATCGTCTAAGATAGCTGAACCAACTTGTCCAAGTCCTACATTACCTGATTCTACTACTGAGTATTCTGTCATTCCCATCTTGTTTCCTCCTAGTATGCCTTACCGAGCTTGGGTATTCTCATGGGCATATTGATTAATTTGTTGAACCAAGATATATTTGCATACCTTGGTCATATTCTGCTTTTAAACTTGCTAATAAAGTTTGATTTCCTTGTATCTCTAAAGTTTCTGCTTGAGCTAGTTCTGGATCTTCATCAGTTTGTATATAGGTTTTTAATGTAGCTAACCTATCTGAAATAATTCTTTGTAAGCATAATATTGCCGCACCTAGAACCATTAAAGGCTCTCCTTCTAGTGGAAAATTAGCAACTCCAGTACTAGAATGATCTATTGCAGATGCTCCATCATATGTTGGTATCTTTGGAACGTAGATACAGGTTCCACTTGTAGCTCCAGTATGATCTGATATAAATACTTTTTCACCTTTGTAATAAAATATTGGATCTCTTGTAGCTGAATAATGTATTGATCCAGAGTCTGTAGCTCTAGATGCTGATCCTGAAGGTACTAATCTAGCAACGTAACCAGATTTACTAACCTCTATTACTTTTTTATCAGATACATCATATCCACTACTTGTAAAGTCTGTAGATTTTGATGCCTCTATTAATTTATCTATTGGAGTAGCATCTATGATCTTAGACCCTGCATTTGTCAGGGATTTACTTATAAGAGCATCATCTCCTACTGCACCAATAATATCTTCTATTTGTGTTTTATAATCCATTAATAATCGTATTGTCTAATATGATATCCTGTTCCGTCCCTGCCTTTATTTGCGTATCTCTTACCTTCAGATATCTGCTCTCTCCATAAACCTCTCCAATAAGTAGCGGCTTGTAATGTATCTGGTTTCATCTCATAGCCTTTTGCTATTGCATAATATGTTAAGGCTTCATGAAACTCTTCTGGTATTGCTGGAGATTCATTTACTCCTATCCCAGTACCAGTATCAGCTGCTATAAAACTTTCATCAAGCTTAACAAAGTGAACTGTAACGGCTTTAACTTCTGATGGAGATACATAATCTGTACTAGTATCGGCATCAGATACTTTAGCTATTCCAAGCTTATCTCTTTCTATCCACCAGACATTTTTTAATGCACTTGTTCTTGCGTCTACGCTCATGTTAGATCCGTTTTTTCTGGAATACCTACCAATCTAGGTATTTCATAACCATCGTAATCAACTCTAGTAACCTCCGATATGGAACTGTCTATATCAGATAGAGCATAATATCTTTGATCTGCTACAGTATTTACATTTGCAGTACCATTTAGTACTCTTGTCTTTCTGCAAAATTCTTTTAGAGCAGTATTTAAAAATATCCTTATCTGAGTTTCTGACAGATTAGGATGTTGTTGTTTGACCGTTTCTAATAATTGTTCTTGTGTCATTTGATCTTAAGAGGTTTCCTCAAAGCTTTTATGACCGCTTCAAACATTGTTTTCTTTTTCTTTTTTCTTGGCATAATTACTCCGATGTCAGGGGAGCACTAAGCTCCCCCAACACGTTTTGTTTAGTTATCAAACGTTATCCCAGCATAGTTCTGAGCAAACGCTTCTACATACCAACCTGTCCCATCAGAAACTAATCTAACTCTGTCTCCCTTAAGAGAAGCAGAAGAAAAGGTTATCTTTGTATTAGCAGAAGCTCCTACATCAGCATCTGTTCCAGCACTTTCTCCCTGAGTAGAACCGTAAACGGCTCCATAAAAATCCTCAGAAGCTGCAGCTTGCACAATTGTACATACTGCAGTACTGTAATCAGCAGACTGAATTATCTGAAATTCTAAACCAGCAGCTGCAGATGGAAGTGTAATATCCACTCCATTTGCTCCCATTAGAATAGTTTTTCCAGAATCAGCAGGAACTAATGTTGTATCAGCACTAACTGTTTTAATGCCTGCACTTGAACCACCTAAATAAGGTCTAGCCATAATAAGCCTCCTTACGCTGTGATCTTGAACAGATGATGACTTTCAATTAGCTGTATACCAACACCTTCATCAGACATGTATTGATCTTTAACACCATCAAAGGCATTATCGGTCTTAATGTTTGTCTGATACAATGAAGGACGATAAACTGCATGGAATAGATTCTCATCAGATACAACTGCCATGTACTTGTTATAAGGCCCACGCAATGCTGGAGTTGGGATCAACTGCAACATACCATGAGGTGTTTCAAGTACTCTATAGTTAAATCCAAGAGAGTCACGTTTCATGTCTCCAAGAGAAACTGTCCAACCTGAGTTACCAGCTATTCCTGAAGCCCCAGCCATCTTAGACCAATAACCAAGTGCTCCAGCACCACAGAATGCACGCTTAACGCCTGATTCTGGTACATACTGAAATACTTTTTCCATGTCATCTACAAAGTCACCATAAGCGTAACTTGAAGAAACAGTGAAATTATTTTGGTCATCGCCTGAACTAATAGCATAATTTTCTAATGCAGAAATAATACCATAAGTTGTACGAACAAGATTACCGTCTGAGTCCAATGCAACACCATCTGCAAATGTTTCATCAGGTGTTCCATCTGGGCCTGCTTCACCAAGTCCAGTTCCACCATAACGAACACCAAAAAGAAATGCTTTCTCTTTTTGCATTTTGTGTTCTTGAGCTTTTTGCCTACGAAGTCTAGCCAATTCTGAAGATTCACCACGAAGTACTGCTGCTTCTAGAGTACCAGTAATTTGTAAAGGTGTCTTAAAGATCTGGGTAGAGTTGTAGACTACCTGCAATTCATCAGACCATGCATCTGGTGCTTCTGAACCCTCACCCTGTGCATTACCAGCGACCAAAAATATGTCGTCATTTGCTAAAGCAATATCAGAACCAGTTGATGTCCATAAACCAGTAACTACAATTTCTGTTGCACTATTTACCGATTGAACCCTAACAAGGGCTTTTTTACTTCCATATCCAGTTGTCCATACTTCTGCAATAATACCTTTTAGACTTTGGTCTATTGAGATATTAGATGGCTCATTAACTGTTACTGTTGTGGTAGTGGTTCCATCTGAATCAATGTTATCAGTGTCGCTATTGCACATCCATAACTGTTTTACCCAAGGATTACGATGTTCAAACATCTTAAAAGTTGGGTCTGGGACTTTACGCATTTCCTGATTACTAATTAATGTAGTAAAAGGGGCAACGTCTGTCCATAGCTCCTTAGTGACCTGCGGATCTACGTAAAAATTCCGTCTATCCGTATAAAGTACACTAGAAGCACCATTATTATATAGCTGCTTTTCTGTAGCTGCCATTTCTGTCTCCTTATTATTTAGTTTACTTTATAAATACTATTTCCCAAAAAAGGCATCATTAAACAATTGTTCATCATTGCGAGGCTGTTCAGCTTTTCCTGTCTGCACTGCTGCAGTTTTAGGAACAGCTAAACGTTCTGCCTGATTTTGCATTTCTTGTGTTCTTTGTTGCACTACTGGGTCAGTACTTGTTCTTAATTCAAACAACTTAGCTAAATTGTCCATCGTAAGATTGTCAGGATTCTGTGCCCATTGTACAAAGTCATTTGCTTTATTAGCATCCCAACCATATGAATTGACAGCATGGCTATGAGCCTGTGTCTGCAACATCTGGTTTTGTTGCTGTAACATTTGAGCTTGGTATTGTGCTTGCATTTCCTGCTCTCTAACCTGATCTTTTTGTTGTAAAAAACCAAGATAGTTATCACGATATTCTTCTTTAGCTAATCGATACTTAAATGAATCACTCTCTGGATCATTATAAGCATCAACCTCATTGTATGAATGTGGTCTTTCAGGTGCTTTAGGCTCCTTCAATGAAGTCTGTTGCAATCCATTTGGGTATGCTTGAGATTGTTCACTGGAGGGTGATCGTTCCAATCGGTCAAGAACATCAGGATTATTACGGATCATTTGCTCAACAGGAGCAAGACTGTTCTTATAATAATCCAATTCTTGTCGGATCGTACTTAACTCACCCTTGGCTTTATCAGCTTGTGATTGCCAATATTCAAAACGAGTCGAGTCGTCTTTCGGGGAAACTTCTTGTGTTGTTTCTTCCGTAATTGATTCAGACACACCAGTATCTACTGGTAATTCCCCGTTAGGTATTGCAGGTTGCTCTACATTGAGACCTGCATTTTCCTGTGGTGCCTGATCAGCATTACGCATTTCTATGATATTCTCCATTACTTTTCCTTTGCGATTTGGTTATTTCCAGCAACCGCTTTCTTCAATTCTTTAGTATTCACCTTCATATAAACCTCTCCCTTTCATGTATTTATAAATGAGATAGGGAGCAGTAGCGGCTAAAAGATATGAGGGTATACCTGCAATATGTAGTATTCATTAGTATCTTTTTAATCCTTCTGTGGGATAACCTAAAAATGAATCTGGTTCTTTATTTTGTACAAAATCATTTACTGCCATTGTATCTCCAGACGGAAGATCCTTTGTAAAAGGATTTTCTTCATAAACAACCCTCTCATCTTCTATTCCAACCATTGTAGGAGCACCTTCTTTTTTCTGTGCCATTTCTAAAAAAGCAAGGACATAATCTGTCGCTTTTTCACTTGCTGTAGACCTAGGAACTAGCATTGTATCTAATTCATTAGTTAGTTCTCTATGTAGTCTTTGCATTGCTTTATTCACATATTCAGGATCATTGTCTGGATCCCAAGGCTTATCTTTCCATTGTTTTAATTCTTCGCCAAATGCATCAAATTTCTGCAAATGCTTTTCTTCATTTATAGGATCATATATCAATTGATCCATTAAAAATGCCGTTCCTCCAATTCCAGCTCCACCAACTAATAGTTCATCTCTATATTTAGAACCAAAATCTTTTCCTTTTTTTAAAGCTTCTTTTAATATTTTGCCATATGCCATTATCCAAAATCTCCTACATTCATTGTATCACCTTGTGGTAAATCTTTAGTAAAAGGATTAAACACTTCATTTAATATTGACTCATCTAACTTAAAACCATATGGAATTAAATTTTCTCTTTCCATTATTTGATAAACCTCTTTAAGAGACATATCTGGTTTAATGATGTTTTTACTGGCAGCAACACGCAAAGCTCCTATAGAATAACCTACGTCACCATCTCCAAATTCTTCAATAGTTGGATTCATAATATCTTGATGTTTGTTATATAGATCCATAGTTACAGTTTGTTTATCTTTTGTTTTTTTATCATGCCTCATTGATAAACCAACAGCCGCCCCCAATCCTATTGGAATAGCATATTTACCTAAAAAACTCATTACTCTTCCAACCTTAACATTTCTTCATTCATTTGTCTTTGCTCGTTTCTACGTGCATCAAACTCTGCTAT